ATTGCACTTAAAAAACTTGACCAAGAAATACACGAGTTTGATGGCATTACAGAAAGGTGGGTGGCAGATTCAAAATCTAGTTGGTTAGCTCAAAATGTACGCCCATTAACTTTAGCTTTTTTAACAGTAGCTTTTGTAGTTGGATGGTATATGCAAATAGATGAATTAGAGGTAGTTAAAGAATTACTATGGGTAGTTTTTGCAGGTTACTTTGGTGGTAGAACTTATGAGAAAGTAAAAGGCAAAAGTAATGGCTAGAAAAATTGTATCTAAATTTATAGAAAAACCAAGAGTAAGAAGAAAGGGCAGACATTCTAAAAGTGCTAGCAATTTAAAGTCTAGTAAACTATACAAAAAACCTTACAATAGGCAAGGTAGAAAATAAATTTGTAATTTTAAATATTAATTTTATATTATATAATACAGTATTATAATACAGTAGTATAATACAGTATATATAAAACTAAATATATAATACTATAGGGTGTTTATGGGTGCTTTTTATTTTATATGTGGTATGTTATTTTGGGAATTTGTAAGGACTATCGTTATATTTATATACTTAAATGTTAAAAAATGGATAAAAGACCAACAATAAAATGTAGTTTGTGTGATAGCTACTTTATTGAGGGTAGAGAATATAGAGAACACTGGGAAAAAGAACACTTACAAGAATATCTTAAATTGATAAATTATAAAGATTTATGACTACAACAAGAAAAAAAGCAGACCTTATAATGGATATGCCTATTTGTAATGTTTGCAAAATAGATAAACTGTTTGAAATTGATTGTTACCAGTATACTAATTTAGGCACTGATAGTACAATGAAAGAAAAAGATGCTGTAAAAAAAACAAGTTTATATATATATAAAAAAATTAAACTATTGAATGAAAGACTAGGTAAAAGACTTTTATTTCATTATGGCTAAATCAAGAAAGGCAATAGTAAAAGAACTTGATAGGGTCTTTAGTTTAATGGTTAGATACAGCAATAGCAAAAATGGATATTGCCAGTGTATTACTTGTGGTAGAAAGTACCCTATTAAACAAATACAGTGTGGTCATTTTATGTCAAGAAAAAATTATAGTACAAGGTGGGAATTAGAAAATGTTGCACCCCAATGCTATGGCTGTAATGTGATGCAACAAGGTAGACAATATGAGTTTGCAAAACAGATAGGTGAGGAAAAAGCACAAAAAATGTTACAGCTTTCTAAAAAAATAGTAAAATTTAGTAATCAAGATTTATTAGACAAGATAGCTGAATATAAAAAAATTATTGCTATATTTGATGCTAAGTAACTTTTTTCATTTATTTTGAATAATTGATATTTTATTTTAGATTTGTTTTATAGTTAGATAGTTAAGGGGGTTTATTATTTACCCCCTTTTTTTTGTGTTTATTAAAAATTGTTTATATTTGTATTTACTATGACTTTTACAGAAGATGTTTTAAGATTAAAAGATGCTGAGATAGAAGCACTTAAATTAGAAAACGTTAGGCTGTTATTAGAAATAGAAAAACTCAAACTAACTAAAAATAAAACAAATGCAAGGTAAAGTAAAATTTATAAGCCCTGACCCTAAGCAAAATGAATATGACTACAATGGGGTCACATACAAAAAATATAAAGTTGATTTTTCAGATGGCAAGTCTTATAGTTTTTCCACAAAAAAAAATTATAATGATGGCAACCTTACTTTTAAAGTAGGTGATAGAATTGAATATATGATAACTAATGA